CTCGGTAGTACTCCTTACCGCAAGATTCCCTGAAGTTTCCACTCCAGAAGGACTTGCGCATATTGACCTTGTAGCCGAAAGACTCAAGGCTCATGATCACGGAGCTCGTATATTCCACGGGGACTATAATATCGTCCCCATAGACGCGTACCCGACCCAGAAAGGAATAAATATCTTTCCGAGTAAGCTGGCGCTTAAGCTCACGTTCAATCCCCAGAAAGACCACAGTGCAAAACACCAAGGCCTCGAAGGGGAAGCACAGAGCTGAACCCATAGATGCATACTTCGCGAGACGGCGAACGCCGAACCCGTAAGGTATATCGGCCTTCCGACTCCTACAAGCATCAACCGCACCCAAAAGGTGTGGATGGTTAGCTAGTAGGAGACGTACATGCCGATTAGAAACACGATCAGATGCCTCACTCAAATCGAGTGTGGCATACTCCCCTGTTAGGGAGCCTACGCGTGCCAAGTCCTGGTTAGGAACCTGACTGTCGTAGTTGATGAGGGAACGGGGGAAGTCAAACCTCCGAAAACCCTCCTCGAGAACATGCCGAATTGCTTGTTGTGCATATTGCATGCACGTAGGCTCAATGGCGATGATCCGTGGTGTTTTTAGCGTTTTAGGAACAAGAACAACCCTAACGGGACGTTCCGATCCAGGTTCGAGGAAAACCGCACAGTCCAAGTTGGCAAGTGCCAACGAATAGGACGAGGCCAAACTCTCCATAAACGGAAAGTATGGCTCTAGGCGTGTAGTCCACTCCCGCTGATAGTATTTCTGGTTTCCCAGAAGCTTTTCAGCAGTGGAGCCGGGCCCATGCCTTGGGATGAGATCACCGTAGAAAACAGCCTGATCGGCTGCACTAAAGGTCTCACTCCACAACAGAGTAGAGATCCTGGAAAAGGCCAACTTAGTTGGTCCGTCCAGACCCTGCTCCGCAACGCGGATTTCCTTCTCACACTCGACAAATTTCTTAACAGCCGCGAACTCTCGCGCACTTGTGCACGGGAGCTCTATCTTACCGAACATCAGAGTTATCTGACGCAGGCATTGAATGGCAATCAAGGAAGGGTCATCGAGTAAGCGACCAGTGTCGCGATCGAACACAAGACCGAGATAACCTCCTAAAAATAGGGGGAGCTCTCCTTTCCCACGGCGGAAGCCGGTGAAAAGTGTGTGGTCAACCTGGCCTAAGTCAAGGCTTCTTTCGAAGTCTTTTCCGAAGTCAGGAAGGGTGATCGTCAAAAACGATAAACCCTCGTGTTCAATACGGGCCAGGATAGTTTTATAATCCTGGTCGGCACTAACGTGACACCATGTGCTCGATTCATAGAGCACACATTTTAGAAGTTGTGTCAGGCTTTTCATCAATTGCTCCTAATAGAGTTAAATGATCCTTAAGCACAGGCACGACAAACCCATAGTGGGGGCGGAAAACATCCCACCCCCACCAGTCCCTAACGATAAAAGTAAATTAACGTCAGTAACCAAAGGTTCAGTCCCAAAGAGCAAGCACAAACAGTGCACACTCCAAGGAACATTTCTTTAGTTTTCACCACCAAGAAGCTTGGTGATGTTAGCTCCAGAAGAGGCAGACATCCACGTAATAAAACCGTCGATAACCTGCTTCGCCTCTGCCACCGTAAACCCCGTAACGGGGACATCGACCACAACGTAAGCACTCATCGAGTACTTAATGTTCTGGGCCGATATCAGTGGATCAGCTGCGATTTTACTGAAGTCAATGCGGGCCGTCCGACGAGTACGCTTACCATATTGGTGAGCAACGCTGAGAACTACGTTCCCATCGTCTTTTCGGAAGGCGCCGGTGTTAACACCAGAGCTCACCCTTGCGAGTGAGTTTGCGACCGCATTAATTGTGATGGACTGTGGATCGGTATATGCCATGTGCAACTTCTTTCATAGGACGTCTCACGACGATCTAAGATGGAGGCTAGCGCAGGATTACGCTAACCATGAGATTAATCATCTCAAGGATTTTGGCGCTCGAGTCATTCCGAGCGCCGCGAGGATTGCCCACCTCTCGTCATTCCAAGACGAGGGTAAGGATCCAAATCCATATGGTGTAGAAGCGACACGTTCCTTTAGTGTTGTACCTGCAGAAAAGCGTATCGGACCAAGGGCCCCCGAGTAGGAGGAAACTCCCTCAATCGTACAGGCAATTTGTCGTGTGGTTTCCCGCATGACATACCCGTACCTTAAAACAAGGCCATCTTGACTGAATGAACCGAGTTCCGAGGCGACCGTAAGGCCGCCCTGGACGTTGGCAAACCAATCTATTAGCCAGGACCATGGAGCAAGTTCCCATAGGCGTTCCGGAGTAATCCGGATACCAAGTAGCTTTTCAGCATACGAGGCGTATTTCGCAATTTTTCCAAAGGCATTAATGTCTTCAGGAATATAATACGTATACGCGCCCTTGAACCAAGTCTTCTCAGACTGGGTTCCGGAAAATGAGTACTTGCCTGTAGCCAATCCCCCAGTGAACAAAGAGTTCCAATTGCTGCTATTAGCAACATTGTACACATATATGGTAGGTCCCTCTTGGGACACACTTATATTAGTAACTTGGGGAAAGCGAAACGTCCGCCGGACTATACGTCCGGAATCTCTCTGGTACTGCTCAATAATACGAGCAGAATCTACCACCGCGTGTAATAACGCGACGAGGTCATTCACCATAGGAACCCAACCAAATTGAACGTTCAGGTAGTCACTTCCGAGTTCTCGGAAGGCTCGTGTACGGTCTTTAAGGTTAAAAGGGTTCAACAAAGTCCTGGTGTATAAATTCCAGGTTCGCGTAGGAAAGGAAATTCCTTTCCCCCTACGCATATCGGCGAATGCCTCAATGAGAGAGGACACTGATCTCGTTGGCCGGGTTGCAGCGATTGCTGTATTACCGGCGAGGTGCATAGTGTTCGCATCCGTGTTAGGAATAACAGGGAGTAGATCACGCCACCCAACGGGGAGGAAACCGCCACTAAAATCAGGGAACAAAGGTCCCCTGTAGTAGCGTGAACCGGAGGAATTCCGTAAGTAGGCTGCTCGATGAGAGTAGCCAACCACGGTTTTACTGGACCAAAATTCATGGCCAGTATCAAAACCCCGGTTCGAGTTCGCCATCTCCAACAAAGTAGTTGGACGAAGGCTTGCAAGAACGTTTCCATCAGTCACACCACTCCTGTAGGAGTATGTGGTTTGTTGCGGGTTTGGTAGCCGTAGCGTACCGGTATAGGGAGTCACGTTCAGCAGATAACTGCAAACGAGATTTTTATCCCGAACCGAACGTTGTTGCGTCACATACCCGCCCATGGTACCTCCAAATGGGTTCTAAAATGAGTCGGCCTACGGGTGCACTGCATCCGACCGACAGAGACGGGAACAAACTTACAACAGTAAGTCCCGAACACGTTAAAGTGCTGGTGGCGCCCTCAAGGGCGC